CTCGGCGATGGCATGGCACGAAAGAAGGACACAGACGTTATCGCCTTGTGGCCTAACCTCAACGGCGGAACGGTCTTTGGCGCTGATGGCGCAGCAATGAATACAGCGAATACACATGGTTGTATCTCTAGGGCCAAGGCGGGCAAGTTCGGGAACCAACTGTATCTCATTCACCATCCAAACGCAGTCGCAACGCTGTCCAAGCAAGCAGCTACGTCTGCTGATACAGCAGCGTCCGGAGGGCTCACCAGTGGATGGAGCGTAGATTTGCTACAGAACTTCTACAGCGGCCTTCGCCCGATTAACGGGGTCAGCATTTTTGAAGATGGGAACATCGACAAGATCGCATCAGTTGATTCTGGGTACGGCGTTATCGCTGACAAGACTGCTATGGCAGCCCTGACAAGCGTAGACACACGGACAGAGCGACAGAGAGATGCTTCTCTCCGAGCCACTGAGGTCGTTATGACCGCAGACTATGGTGTTTTCGAGTTGGACGACACCCGTGGCGCAGCAATACAGTTCGAGATCGGCGACCTTGCGACGTCATAAGGAGTGAACGATGACAGGAATTACGGAACGGAATAGGCAAAAGAATGAACTGGCTAGTATCGGTTTTTCGATGAAGTACATCGACGAGTGGCAGCCGAAGACGATTTTGTATCGCCATAAGCCCAGCTACAACGCCGATGGAGAGATTTCGGAGGACGTTGGCTCAACGGTAAAAGGCGTCCCTGGGAGCCCTGACTATGTGTTGCGTAAGGCTCGCATAGGACAGTTTCCTTGGAAGCCAAGCGGCGAATGTACGTGTAGATGGTGTGCGGAACGGAGTCAGGAGAAGGAACCCGTTGCCCAGGCAGCGGGAACCACCTCTGATCCTGTTCTGCCACAAGAAAGAGGAAAGAGGCGAATGGGGCCTCATTTCAAATCTAGCTAGGTGTAAAGATTGCCGTGCCTGGCGATATATTAACAACGGCGGTCGCAGGCCTTTGAGCCTGTAAAGTTTAAGGAGGATTGATATGGCATTTCCAAATACTATTAGCGGAATGTATGGCTGGGAGAAAGTCCAGACCTCTGACCAGCGGCATAAGCTCGGAACAGAGATGGTCTTCGTTGATGGCAGAAAATTCAGGTATGTAGAGAATGGCGGTTCAGCTATTACAGAAGGGCTTTTGGTGGCAAGCGAGGCTCCTGCCGGCAACCACGATGAAGACCTTGCAGTAGCGACTACTGCCGCTGGTTCTACTACAGTAGCTGTAACGCTCGGTGCTACTGCTGCCGCAAAGAACTTGTATGCAGAAGGGTATCTATTCATCAACGTCCCTATCTTGGGAACGTCTGCCAACCCACACGAGATGTATAAGATCAAGAGCCATGCCCAAGCTGATGGGTCAGCGGCTGTCACTCTAACGCTTGACGAGCCTGATGGCTTGGTCACAGCACTTACTAACGGGACAGAAACAGTAGGTTTAATAAAGAGTCCTTACAAGGATATCGTAGTTGCTCCTGCTGCTGTTGCAGGTAGGTTTGTTGGCGTTACAACCAGAAGCATGACAGCCGATTACTTTGGCTGGATTCAGGTAGCGGGTATAGCCACAGTAGCTATGGACGGCACTCCTGCATTTGGTACGTTGGTAGGAGCAAGCTCCAACCACGCAGGGCAGTTCCTTGCTGTTGGCGCAGACACCACTCCTGCTGTTGCCAGAGTACATGGTAAAGCTGGTGTGGATAATGAGTACCACACAGTAATGCTGATGAATCTATACTAGGAACAGAATATAGATGATTAACAATTTGTGGATTCCAACGGGGGCTACCTATGGTGGGATAGTCCCCGTTGGTCAGGACACAGGAAATGGCGGCGTGGTTTCCCACGAGCTTATGGTTGAGGCCAAGGACAAGTTCGGTAAGGTACATAAACAACTGATCCGTGTGCTTGCTGACGGCGACACATCTCAGGCTGAGGTTGAGGACATGATGGGTCATGCTACCGAGAACTTCATAAAAGAGGTTCGTGAGAAGTATGACAAGCGTCCCGCCACCCAAGATGAACGGAAGCAGGCAGGCAAAGCACTGAACGAGTTCTTGCGATACCGCACGAGGCGCAGGGAAAGCACGACAGGAAAACTTTATTTCTAGGAAAGAGGAAAAGGAATATGACACAACAGGATGTAAACATAGAAGTAACAACAGAAGATGTACAGGCAGTCATGCAGACGAACCCCCTGATGACGCTTCAGGTGCAGAACCGGGCGTTGATGAGGAAGCTCACCGAGATGAGCATCGCCCTGGATGCTGCCACCTCTGAGGTCAGGAGACTGACCGAGAACGGGAAGTCGTCGAAGGAGAAGTGATATGCCTAGAGTTGGTGGAAAGAGATATCCTTATACCGCAGCAGGCCGTGCCGCTGCCAAACGTGCCTCTAAGCGCACGGGTAAGCCCATGACCAAGAAAAAGAAGGGTGGCTACTAATGGCAGGCAGGCAAGGCACAAAGCTCACAGAACAGCAGAAGGAGCGACTGAAGGATCCAAAACTTCTGATAGCCCTTCGTGCCGTTAAACCAATAGTGCGCCAGAACCAGAAGGTCAGCAGACAGGCTAAGAGACAGGCTAGGCGCAACACACGATAATGAGGAAAGCCAATGCCAGCAATACAGGGGAGAACGCGTGAGCAATTAAGACAGCACATTGGAAATGCCCTTGGTGCGGTGTATGTTTCCTCTGCTTCGAGTAGCGGAAGCACGACAACACTGCTGGACAACACCCTTGTATTGGGTGGTGCTGATACCAAGATAGGAAAGTGGGTCAGGTTCACAAGCGGAAGCAATGACACTCTTACGAGAAGAGTGACTGACTCTGCGATTTCGAGCAATGTCACAACGCTCACATTCATGCCTGCGGCAACCGCCTCCACGGCATCAGAGTCCTACGAATTGTGGGACGATTCCTACAATCCTGACGTTATTGATGATTTTATCAATCAGTCCGTCATGTCAGCGACAGGCTGGGTCTACGATCCCATAGAGAATATTGAACTTCATGGAGATGGTCATCAGACGAGGTTTGATATCCCATCGAATATCTCCATGATTTCCAAGATTGAATACCGACACAAGGTGACCAGTACACGCATCCATGCGGCTGGTGCCACCTTTGACGAGAAAACTGATGGTGACTTCACACAGTCACTTGATACCAAGGACAAGAAGCAGGGAACACAATCCCTGAAGATGGTGATAGCAGACGGTGCTTCCGCGGGAGATTTCGTAACGGACAGCATCACGAGCAAAGACATCTCCGGGTATGACACCATAGAGATGTGGGTGAAGAGTACGGTAGCAACCAGTTCGGGCAACCTCAAGTTGCTGCTCGATGATACAGCCTCCTGTGCAAGTCCACTAGAGACACTCAGCATTCCGGCTTTGTCTGCTGATACCTGGACTTTTGTGAGAATGTCCTTATCAAACCCTGAAACAGATACAGCGATCATATCCGTGGGGGTTGAGTACGATTCAGATCTAGGGGCTTGCACAGTGTGGATAGATGACATCGTAGCCGTAGCGAATGACACGGCTGAATGGTCTACGCTCGACAGGCGTAACTGGAGGATAGACAAAGAGTCCCGTGACCTCGTGCTGCTTCGGGACGGGCAGGACGCAGTCGGATATGCACTGATGAAGATAACCGGCGGAGACAAGCCTGCGTTACTCACGTCGGACGCTACTGCGACCGAGATAGACGAGGACTACATCATCGCCAATTCGATTACACTCGCACTGCTCTCCGCTTCTGGCGGGCCATCCATTGACCCTGACGCAAAGCGACAGCTCAGTGCGTTCTGGTCAGACCAGGCACAGAGGGCGAGAAGGGCTTTCCCAATGCTCGTTAATGTGAGGTCTGTGGACTGATGGCAAATGCTGTTGTTGAACAGAATGAGATCTTTCTCAATGGCGTCTATTATCCCACTACCCGCCCGGTACGTTCTACGCTTGCTTCTATCTACCCTGCAAAGGTGGTCATAGGAGACACGACCAAGGACTCGAACCTGCGGTCGTCTGTCATATCGTGGTCTGACTGGCGTGGCGGCATAGGCGTCAACCGAATGGAAGGCGCAGCCGAGGTGAACAGGGCGTGGTACTCAACGTGCCAGCTCAGGTACAAGAACCACTTGGTTCTCCCCGGACTGGTCACGGAGTCTTCAAGCCCTTCACACAGCCTCGCAGACGCTGCGATAGGGGCTATCAATACCCTTAGTAGCGAGGTCTACGCCTTCTGGAACGGCTCCACGTCTGAGAGTCCCAAGCTGTTCAAGTACAACAACACGAGTGATAGTTGGGGGTCGGCACTCACACAGAGTGCCACCGACCAAGTAACGGACAGTGTGGTGTTCACAGACGCAGGAGGGACGACCTATCTGGTCTTTGCTCACTACGATGTCAACGG